ATTTTTTTTTATTTTTTTTATCCTAAGTGAACTTTAACATTCATAGCAAGGTATGTGTTTATCTTATCTACCGTTCCATCTAATACCATCTGATTGTTTGCGTGGTACACAAAGAAGTGAGCAACTCCGAATCGTTCCTTGTACTTATCTACTTGCTTTTGGTGATACTCTTTAGCTTGTAGCTGATACGGTGAACTCATCATCTTATAAGACTGTGGCTTTATCTGAATACCAAATACAAGTTTTCCATTAGAGAACGCTTGCCAATCCGTACAGTACTCTTCGTCTAATTCGTACGGTGCTTTCACAAAGTCTAAGTTCTTAAAGTAATCACTCAGCTCACTAACACATTGCAGCTCGTTCATCATTCCATTCCAAGTCTGACCAATCACACGATAGAACACGTACTCTGTAGCAGTATCTAAATCTATCTTATACTTATCTTTAATGAAGTTAGATGCCTCGTGTAGATTCTGATTATTCACATTAGATAGGTAGTAATGCTCCCATCCACTCTGAGTTACTTCTCCATCAACTGCTAAGTAGTACTCATCTATGAGCTGCATACACTTACCAACACGTGAGGACTTAAAGAAAGAATTAAGTGTCCTGTCCTTATTGAACTCCCTGTATAGGTAATGGTCTATTGGTGTTGCGTATCTTACTTTCATTTTTATTTTCTCCATTGGACTGCGCATACTGCTAAGCGTTGAGCGTTATTAGGATATTCCTTTTTCATAATCTCATCACCCATACATCTTGCAATGAACTCCTCTCGTTCTTCGTTTGGTTTTTTGGTAGGTAGTGGCATATCTAAAAAATTAGGTTAAAAAATATATGTATCATTAATAAAAATCCCATAGCTAATGCGAGTAGTGCGAGTCCTGATATCAGAATTATCTCAATTATTTTCTTAATCTTCTCCATATATTAAACTCGCTTGTGATTCTTCTAATGGGTATTTACCATCGTATAGTCTTAGCACTAAATCGTTCACCCAAAATACGTATCCTTTATTGTTATTCAGAATCATATAGAGCTGAACCTCCTTACCGCTACTGCTTAGTTTTGTTAGTTCGTGTTCTTCTATTGCTAACTCCGCTTTTTTTCTTATCAGTAGCAGGCACGTCTTTCCCTTCATCGTCAGACCCTCTGCGTTGTTGTTCTTTATCGTTAGCTTCCAACCCTCCGAGTTGAACACCGCTACTATCGCTTCTTCTATTGTCATTTAATTTATCTAATAATCCTATCAATTCTTTAATCGTACTCGGACAAGCACAAGGTACTTTATATCTTACCTTATAGTACTTTGTCATTAGCTCTGCCATTACCGTTCTTTGATAATAGCTTACTGTGCTTTTGGGTCGTATCTCAGTCCACAGTTTGTAGTCATCTTCACTCATCGCATTCCTCTTTACAAGTTAAACAATTTAAGAACTGCTCACGCTTACCGCAACCACAATCTTCTTTTCCAAATCTCTGTGCTATCCAATAAGCTACCCTGTACGCATTACCAAAAGTAATTAGCTCGGTGATAGCGTGTACCATTGTACCTAATTTAATGTAACATCCTATTTTCATTGCTGATTCTTATTTGCTTGTTGTTCGAGCCAATCTAACCACTCCTTATTACTTTCTTCTAAAGTTTTAATTGATTTTTTACTAACGCAATCAATCCATATTCCAAAGAAAAGGAATTCAAAATAGAATGTAACATTTCCTTTTGCGTGAGTTAAACTAATTGATGGTAATAAATACCATAATGAAAAATCAAATCTTCGTGTTATAGAAATCTTCATAATTTACCTTTTAAATGCTTCTTTACTTTCTTGTAAGTGTTGTATAGTGAGTAGTAACTAATGTTTGTCTTACGACTCAGCTCTGAGATACTCTCGCCATCTTGCACAATCTCAAAAACTTTCCTATCGTACCAATACAACTCTTCAAGTGCATCTAATACTTTCTGATATTTCTCATCGTAATTCACTTCCTCATCTTGCTCAGCTTCTGCATCTTCTAATACTTCACCTGAACGCTTCTCTCTACGCTTGTGGTCTAAGAACAAAGTCGTTAAGGTTCTGAATATATAGAAGTGATTTACATCGCTACCAAATGTTATATCCTTACCATCTGCAACTAACCTGCCTATTTTAAGATACATCTCTTGGACTATATCCTCTGCGGTATCAGCATTGCATCCAAAGCTCTTTACTATATCACACCAATCTTTATGTCGTTCAAATAGTTTCTCTAAGATTTCCATACAGTTACGATTAGTGCGAAGATGCCCAAAATGAGCGTGTGTCTTTCAAACATTTCGTCTTCGTCTATCTCGTCTGTGTCAGGTTCTAAGAGTGGTGAATAATACAGATACCCCAATGCTAATCCGTAAGAAGGAACAAACTGAACGTGAATCTGCGTGTTACCGATGTCAATAATCATAGTTATAAATTATTTATTTATTTAAGTGATTGCTTTATTTTGTGTACCAAATTTGTACCATCTATTGAGTACCCTACATTGTTAGTTACCGACCTTAGCTTAATCGGTCTATCGAGAACTGTAGGCATACCTCCTGTATCCATATCTTTTATTTTCCTTACGTGAATTTGTGAGTACATCCACTCGCTACTATGCTGTGTCATTCTCGCAATCACAAAGAAGTCATCAGCTCTATTCACGAACTTACCACCACCTTCAACATCAGCTGCCATTGGAGGCATAGGGTGTCCTGCGTACTCGTGTCCTGATGGATAGGTTCTTCTAATAGCTTCTGTATTAGCGTGAGTATTTAACCATAATGCGCAGTTGTGTTCCGTGCAGAATTGTCTAAACTCAGTTGTTGCTAAATAATCGTATTCGTGCTTCCCTAACTTAACCGCATTCGTGTCGGTAACTAAAGAGTTGTACGGGTCAATCAATAACCCATCAAATGCATACGTCTTCTTTATTTCTTTAGCTTCGTTCAAAAGTGTCTTATAAGTGTATAAATCCTTCGGGTCTATAATCTGAAAGTACTGTGCTATTCTTATTAATCGTGTTCTTAACTCGTTCTCAGGTATCTTATTAATTGGCAGTCCTGTATCAAACTCTAATAACTTTCTATATAATGCGTGCGGGAGGTTTTCCGATGAGAAAACTAACCATTTGATATTATGTCTTAGTGTGTAAAGGAACATTAAGTAAAGCATTGTCTGAGTCTTACCTACGTTAGCGTGTCCAAGTATTACCGTGAACCCTCGCTTAAATCGTATGTAAGTGTCTATCTCTTCAATTCCTAACTTTAACCCTTCCTTTATTTTACCTGTTCGTATGTCGTTTAGTGTGTCTAATGTCTTTGCTATGTTTACTATCATCTGTTAATTCTTTGTCTAAATATAATAAAAGGGGAGATTGCTCTCCCCCTATAATTAAAACGGTAAGTCAGAATCTTCTCTATCAGGTGAGTGATCTGCAGTTGTTACAGGCTCAAGTTCTGATTTTAGATTCCATCCTTGAATGGTGTTAAAGTACTTAACCTCGCCTTGTGGTGAAGTCCACTCACGACCTTTGAGGTTAATATCTACCTCAACTACATTACCATTCTTCTGACCATCAAGAAGTGAAGTCTTGTCGTTTATAAACTCGATTAGGAGGTTCTGAGGATACTGCTCCTCTGTTACCAATACTAAATCTCTCTTAGTGATTTTAGCAAAGCTCTTAGTTTCGCCTATTAGCTTTATTTTACCTTTTACTTTCATTTGATTATCCATTATTTACAAAGTTAATTAATTCTCGTGCAGTATTCTTAATCACCTCTAAGTCCACAGGCTGACCTGCGTGAAAGTCTATAGAGGCTTTAATCATCGATTGTCGAATAATGTAGGTCTGTACATCATCTTTCTTTGTGTTAGAATTTGCAGGTGCAGAATAACCACCTTGTTGGAAGTTGTTTTCTCGCACAAGTTTTCCTGTTTGATGCTGCTCGTTCTTTTCATAGCTAATAGTTTCTCCTACTTGTGGTTTAAAGTTCTCCACCGCTAAGAATCCTAAAGTATCTCCGTTAGCGAATGATACTCTGAACTTGTTGAATGTTCTTTGTCCGTTTGACCAAGTCCCGTTCGGCTCAATCTGTGTAATTTTAGATGTTAACATTTTCTGCGATTTTAAGTTCTAATTGTAAATTTAAGATTTCGATGTTAAGCTTTTCGACTTCTCGTTCTAAGGCTTCTATTCTCGCCTCTTGGTAAGTTAATCTCTCGTTTTTCAACTCGATTACTTCTTGTGCAAGTTGGAAGTTGCCATCTCGCATTTCGTCTAATTGTTCTAATTGTTTTCTGAAACTGTCCATTGTCTTTTTTTTAAATTCCTAAATGATGTGTGTCTAATTCAAGTTCGTAATTGCTTACCTGTTCGTAGATGTTAAGGATAACATAGCCACCCTCTAATCTTACCTCATACTCACTTGGTCTATAAAAGCAAGTGCGTGATAGTAAATCTTCACATTGGTCAAGTGTGATAATACCTTTGTTGTACATTTCTTTAATTGTCATTGCCTAATTGTTTTTAACAAATATATACAACTTTTCGATACGTGCAATAGTTATTTTCAATTTTGAGTAAAAAAAAAGAGAGAGCTGATTTTAAGCAACTCCCCCTTCTTAGACAAAGACAGATATTAAAGACTCTATAAATATACTAAATACTTATGCTTTATCGTGTGATTCGTTTCAATTCTTTTTGATAATGTTCTATCATACTCTCTAATTCGTGCGTAGAGAACTTTACTACATCTCTTGCTTTCACTACCAAAGAATCTGCAGTACCTTCTCCGTAGGTCTTATTTAAGAACTTAGAATACTCATACTGCTCACCTTGACTAAATACATTACACTTAGGGCATTGCGGGTGAACATTCAGCTCATCCCATCGTGTAGAATAATGCTTACGTGATTGGAAGTGTCCTGCTTGAATTTTCTTAATCTCGAACTTGCGACCACACGTACAACAAGTACACACTCCATTAATAGAATGTTTAGTACGTATGTATAAGGAGAATATCGTGTCGAGCTTCTGAACTATCTTGCTTCTTGATGGTTGTTTAGGAGCAGGTTTCTTAGTTACTCTATTGTGCTTTCTTTGCATCATCTTGCGTTCTTAAACACGCTGAGCCTAACCAAAAGTCAATCTCACGTACTGCTCTATAAATTACTCTACTATTCTTCTTAGTTTCTTCTCGCTCAGTCTTAGTGCTATCTATACCCAACTTAGTGTACATTATACTATCCATCTCAAATAGCTTATCTATCTTATCTCTATCACTCAAGTTACTCTTTAGTACCTTGTTAATCTCATCTTGTAAGCTCATAATGGGTGAAGTTAATAGCATCTTG